TAGAAGGAAGTCCAAATACACCAAGCGTCCAATTATCAACGGTTGGTATGTGGAGATTTCAGTGGGTAGTAAAGCCGGGGCAACGGCAAGTCCTTGTAAGAACAAAACAAGTAAAAACCTATGGGACTGGTTCAGCACCTACAATGACTGTAAAAGCAAACCGAAATATTGGGTTGAATGCCGATTTGGGGGCAACTGCATCAATAAGCTCCGATTGGACTTTGATTGGTCCGATTGTATTTACATCCACCGGAACCGGAGCGACTTGGGTGGAACTTCGTAACAATGTGTTATTGGACGATGCGCCTGCTTACTTTGACCACATTATAGTGACTTAAATATGACTATTCCACATGAATTTTTAGTATGGTCATTGGGTGCGCCTGTAATATGTATAGGTGTTAACTTCGATTTGGACGTGTGGTCACTGGAAGGAATCAACCTTGTCATTGACGAAAGCTACGAAACAGATCGTCGCAGAGTGGACATATTTTAACAAAACAAGTTTATGAGTGAGATTAAAAAAATAACCGAGGCAGAATTGGCAGAAATCAAGATGCTTCAGGCGAAGTTTCAAGAAAGCATATTTAAGTTGGGCAATCTCCAAGTTGAAAAGATGGAGTTGGACCGCTTAGTTACCGAGTTTGTTGAGAAGGAAAAACTGCTCAAAGAAGAGTGGACAAGCCTTCAAAAACTAGAACGGGGACTGCTCGATAAGATTGTTCAGACTTATGGAGAGGGAAACTTGAATATGAATGACGGAACTTTTGCTCCGTCTGTTACGAATGAAAAAACGGTCTAAGGAACGGTATAAATATTTGTATCTTCGGATTTTTGGCAGATATTTATAACTTGAAGAACAACTTTCTTTAGACCAACAATCGTATTGAAAGAAGGACCAAGCATATGCCAATTCAAGAAGGTGGAAGATTTACTCCAAATGACCGTATCGTAAGCCCGGGTGTATTCACCCGAGAGAACGACCTATCAGGTGTCGCCCAAGGCGTGGCAGACATCGGGGGTGTTGTAGTTGCGCCATTCGCCAAGGGAGCTGGATTTTCTCCGACCCTCGTGCGTAGCGTTTCTGAACTTGAGAGCAAGTTCGGCACCGCCGATGGTACTCTCTACGGACCCTACACAGCCAAGCAATACATCCAAGAAAAGGGATTTGTAACTATTTGCCGTGTCGGAGCCTTGACCGGATACCACCAGAAGTACCCTTGGGTCGTATGGGCCGAGAAGGGTAATTGGCTTCGCAGTCCAGATTCAGCCTCGATTGTTGCTGCATCTTCCACACTGAGCCAAACAGGTTTGGTATTTGATACCGCCGCCTCACAGTCCGTGAGTGGTTCCACCCAACTCATTTCCGTTACTGGATCTGTGTCATTCGTAAGTCAATCAGTAACGCTGACTCTTACTGGAAGCACTCTTTATAATGGAGAAGTCGTTGTTGGTAACATCAGCGGACACTTCAACTTTACTGGATCCGTAACCGCATCCGCAACAACGTCTGCCTCAATTCTTCAGTACATCTTTAATACTGGACAATTCACAGGAAGTGTTGATCAAGCATTTTTCTCAAGCACTCAGACTCCGTTTGATGCAACTTTCTTCACAACTGTATGGCACTTGACTGGCGTAAGTCAGTCCGTTGATGGTTGCAATAACCTTACATTGCTCGTTTCGGGTGATTTGTCGGGAAGTATTGGAACCTACAGCGGTGCATTCGTTGCAGGAAGCGCAAATACATTTGATCCTTGCACTGGACTGTGGACAACCTCTGGTTCAGCAATCAAGGTTCTCTCTGTTCTTGCCGATACCCAATTCGGTGGTATTAGCACCACTCTGCAAGCACCGGGATATTTGGGTTCAACCCAATCCTACAGCCCAGCCGTCGCCGGAACAAGCACAGTCGGACTTGATTTCAATCTTGAACTCAGTCAGTCGTCAGATGGTGCTTACGGTAAGTATGAGTTCTCCCTTGACCCAAATAGCACTAAATACATCACGAATGTATTTGGTAATGATGCTCAAGCGGGCGACCCAGACACTTATGCAGCGGGAACGAAGAAAGAAGCATCATATCTCTACAAAATCTTTGAAGATGATATTGCAGCAATCGCCTCGGAACCTACCAAGTGGAAGATTCACGGTGATGCAATGCCATCCGCCTCATGGACTGGTGAACCACTCAACTTCACTGACCAGTGGTCGCTTGACTTGTTGAATGGTGACTCTGCGTTTGGTTTGACCAACGCCTCTACCCCTTGGGTGGTATCGCAACAGATTGCCGCATGGAATGGTGGTTCAGCAACCCGTTTCCCATTGTTCAAGCTCTGGACATTGGCAGATGGAACTTACACAAACACTTCTTGGAAGATTGAAATCGGCAACATTAAGTTGGCGGGAACAGTCGCCGGAAGCGATTGGGGAACGTTCTCATTGACCGTGCGTGATTACAGCGATACAGACAAGAAGCCAAAGGTTTTGGAACAGTTCAATAACTTGAATCTCGATCCAACATCCGCAAACTTCGTCGCCCGTCGTATCGGTGATCGCTACAATTATATCCGTTTCGATGGAAAAATCATTGAATACGGAACGTATGACAATCTCAGCAAGTATATTCGTGTTGAGGCAGCAACCGCCAACCCATATCCTACTACTGCGGTTCCTTATGGATTCCAAGCTTACTCGGTACCCGTGAACGGTGCAATTGGTAACTGGTGCAATCCGATGGCATTCAGCAAGGCATCAGTCTATGGACTGTTCCCCGGCAAGTATCCATCTGGTATTGACTTCGGCGGCATCCCTTCGGGTGCTGATGCAGAACTTACTTCGTTGTATCCAACTGCCTCGGCTGGTCAAGAACATTGGAGAGACAATCTTCAGTACTTCGCACCAGTTCCAGCAGATGCTTCAATTGGTACGAACACGGTGTTTGCACTTGATGAAAACATCACCGCAAATGGCGTGGTAACGGGTTCTTACAGTGGACTTACAAACACGAATGCAATTCCAGCCATCTATGATGCCTCAAACGAAACCACTTATGTCAAGATGCGTAAGTTTGTGTTCGGATTCCAAGGTGGATTTGATGGACAATCGCCAGCCATTCCGCTTAACCTCGGAGGCAACATTTCTGCGGGTAACACCCAAGGATTGAACTGTGCAAGTAGCACAACGGCAGGTTCGATTGCATACAATCAGTGCATCGGTGCTCTCGGTAACGCAGATGAGTTTGACATCAACCTCATTGTGACGCCGGGTATCATCTACTCCTTGCACTCATATGTTACCAACCTAGTGGTTGAAATGTGTGAAACTCGTGGTGATTGCTTCTACATCCTTGACCTCTATCAGGATGATGGTAATCCAACCAACGGTCAAATTGACGAAGTGGTCAACCTTGCTGGTGAGTTTGATACCAGCTATGCAGGTACGTATTATCCTTGGGTCAAGATCAAAGATACCAACATCAACCAGATTGTAACGGTTCCTCCATCGGTTGTCATGCCAGCAGTTTATGCTGCTAATGACCGTGTGGCAGGTGAATGGTATGCAGCGGCGGGTCTCAACCGTGGTGGAATTCAGCAGGCAGTTCAAGTGACTGACCGCACCACTCACACTGAGCGTGACACCCTTTACGAAGGACGTGTCAACCCAATCGCAGCATTCCCGGGTCAAGGAATTGTGGCATGGGGTCAAAAGACACTGCAAATCGAGTCGTCTGCTCTTGACCGCATCAGCGTTCGTCGTCTGTTGATTGAAATCAAGAAGTTCTTCGCTTCTACGGCAAGATTCTTGGTATTCGAGCAAAACACAGCGGCAACACGCAACAAGTTCTTGGCAGTTGTCAATCCTTACTTGGAGAGCGTGCAGCAACGTTCGGGTCTCTATGCCTTCCAAGTTGTCATGGATGAAAGCAACAACACACCAGACCTCGTGGATCGTAACATCCTCTACGGACAAATCTGGCTCAAACCAACGAAGACCGCCGAGTTTATTGTGCTGGACTTCAATGTGATGCCAACGGGAGCAGCCTTCCCAAGCGCATAAGCGAAATGATTCACAAGGGGCGACGAAAGTCGCCCCTTTTTGTTTTATAGAATGTTGACTGGTAGGACCAGTTCTGCTATATTTATAGGGTATGGACCAAGATTATTTACAAAATATTTCGGCATCTCCTTATGTAGAAGAAGGTGTGTTTGACAGAGCACTAGCAAGAGGGATGTCCGGCGCACAAAGATTTTCTGCAATGACTGGTGGGTCAATGACCGACCTTAACTACACCAAAATCAAGTCTCTATTTTCCACTTTTCAAAATCGAGTCACAACCATTCTCAAAGATTTCAACGACGTTTCTACACGTCTTGAACAAATGCAACCCCGACCATCTACCGAACAGATTGTGGTCATCAACAAGCTTAGGGAACTCTATTCAGTAATCGTACCAACTCCATTTCAACAACATCAGTATGGTCAGATGACTCCAAAAAATTCCTCTCGTCCCGGTGGATTGACTGGAATGGTGGAAGGATTTTTCAATCGTGATTTGGCATTGAACAAAGCGTTACAAACCAATAAGCCAACTGAAATTATTAACGCTTACATCACACAACTTAAAAAGGCATATGACTCGTTTGTGAATGATGCCGTGAAAGTAACAAATGCTCCAAAAGACTATGTTGCCCGTGTTGTGGGTGGTATGGATCCAAAGTATGGAAAAATTCTCGGCGCAGTAAAGAAGGTTGTAGAAACTCCGATGACCGCCGCTCCCGGCGCAGTTCCACCAAAGATTTCCGGCACGGCAGACTCAACTACAACCGCTCCATCAACTACCAGCGCAGTTCCGCCTCCACTTCCGGGTTCTAATGGAGATGCCTCAAAAGCGAATGGGGGAAATCCAACCCCCACCGGAGCATTGAAAAATGCGGCAAACCTTGGTGGGAATGGAAACGATTTTGCAATTATCGTTGGACACGTAATTGATGTAATCACATCGGCGGTAGCAGAAGACGCTGCTCGTTCCGAACCGTATTTCACTCAGAAACTTCCAACGACATGGGACGAACCTTCTCTTCATGCAAAACCACCGGCAAGACCGAAAGCCCCTCCGGGACCATCTAAACCAAAATCTCCAACGCCAGCCCCAACTCCTGCGGCGGATGATTATAGCATTGAAGAAGCAGATGTTGAAGGCGATGAGTTGCCAGATGGTAATGAACCAGAGAGTGATGCATCTCAAGATTTCCAAGATGAACCGGGACAGTTTCTTTACAATTTTGCTGGAAGGTATGACAAGGCAAAAAACTTTGCCATTGAATTGCCAATCAAGGGAATGGAAAAGATAAAGCTTTCCAAGGGGAGAGTCAAAAACATACGAGTCATTTGGGTGAACAAAACACATGAGAACGAAATCCATGTAAAGTATCAGGATGCCGCAGACTCAAATGGTGAAAATGCGAAACAGTGGAAAGAAATCCTTCTGTTCAAATTCTTTGATAGCAGCGCAGACCCACGCAGTCCTACATTTGTGGGCAACAAATCCATTTATCAATATCTCCATGATGCAAATCCGTATGAAACCAACCTCTTAAAAGGTGCTGATAAAGCAGTTTTGCAGGATTTGGAATCCAAGACGGATAAATTCAACCGTGCATTGTATGCAGTGGTTCACCGTAAAGCGATGGAATTCAAGGGTCGTCCAAAAGGAAACCTTGACATGGTTGCTAACGACGATGGAAGTGTGTCGGTTTACAACAATCCAAACTACAAGGAAAGTCCTTACGACAAGGAGAAGATAAAAAACTTTGTCAACAGCACAGATGAGAAGGAAAAAATTCTCTGGAAAAATTCACTTGAACACATTGGATATTTTGATAAATATCCAGACATGAAACCAACGGTTTCTCCAAACATTCAAGATGCTACTGAAATCTTGATGACGGGGGGTATTTCCAAAGTAGATGCAGAAGACCTTGTTCAAAAAGCAATTGATGAAATTGGTCCATCTGCTATAAGCATGGATGGAGAAGAATTGTCAAACTATGTGCTTGAAAAACTAGGAAAAGACACTCATAAAGTAAAAAATATTCCTGCCGCAGTAGATGCTGTATTGGCATTGAAGGCTCTTGGATACAAAGAGAGTGTTGCCCGTGATGCTATACAAAAGGTCATTGATTCAAAAGGTGCAGGACTAAGCAAAGAGGAATACATTAAGGCGGCACTGGCGACACCTAAGCCCGGTGCTCCATCTCCAGCTCCATCTCCAGCTTCAGCTCCAGTAGCAACCGAACCGCCCGGATCCGGCGCAGCAACAGTATCTACACCTTCTCCAGCAGGCGACACCGATGCCACATCGCCTACGGCCCCGTCACCATCAAATAAACCTCCCACAATTGGTTCGGCGAAGGAAGAGGTAATTGATGGGAAGAATTACGTAATGTACACGAAGGAAGAAGGTATGGACCCTCTCCAACTGTCGTTGAAACAGGTGGTCTATCGTCTTGCCAATCCAAAACAAGAATGGAAATTCATTGAAGCAATGAAGAAGTCAGGACTGTTTGATAAATATGCTGAGATTGCCAAGAGAGCTGCGGCGAAATCGAAAACAAAGCCCAAAGATCCAGGAAGTGTCTCAGAAGCATACACTCCTAACGGGTTCGTCAATCCGTTTCAACGCACAAACCTGCTTTAATAATGATCAAGTACTCGATTCTTTCTTCTCTTCCATTCTTCTTCTTTCTTATTCAATTGATCACTTATAATAATCTCGAAGTACTTTCGATTATACAGGGATCTCTGCCAATTGTCAAGTTTTTATACCAATGAAAAATACAGATTACATTTTATACCTAGATATGGATGGTGTCCTCGTCAATTTTGAAGGTGGGTACCAAAAGAAAATTGGTAAAACCTTGAAAGAAGTGGTTGAATCCGAAGGAGAATCGGCTGCTCGTGATAATTACACCAAGGCAGGTGTTCAATTCTGGGCAAACCTAGAATGGATTGAAGGTGGTAAAGAGTTGTGGGATGCCTCCAGTACGCTCTTCCAGAGGGTCTGCATTCTATCCTCCGCTGGTACCACCGACCCTGAGAAGGGTAAGATGGTTGCGGAGGGAAAGCGTCTATGGCTGCGTAAAAACATTCCCGACATTGATTATTCAAAGGTTTTTATTGTCAATGGAAAGCACATGAAAAAACACCATGCCGATAAAAATGCCATTTTGGTGGATGATGTAGCAGTGACTATCAAGGAGTGGAATCAAGCAGGAGGGTTCGGAATCCTTCACAATTCCAAGAATTATAAAAAGACCATCGAGGATTTGACCGACATTTCTCGTCCAATGAATCTATCAGAAATTGCAAAACGTCTCGGGCATTGATATTTATAATCATGAAAAAAACACTTCAACAATTGATTACTGAGATGGTAGATGAGGTTTTACCTCCCGGTATGCCCCTGAGCGGCGAGTTGAAATACTCCAAGCAAGAACCCGGTGGAACAATGTCCGGCGTGAATGTTGATGAAATTCAACACGCAATGGGTGAGATTGATGAAGCATCCTTTCGTGTCTATAACGACAACCTCTGCCCAAAGTTGTGGGACCAATACAAACATTTAGACCCACGAGTCCGTGTCAATCTTTTGCGAATGGCATATGATTTCTACGACAAGACCGAATTCAAAGCACCAATCCTTGACATCTACTTGATGGGGTCGGTTGCAAATTACAATTGGACACCTGATAGCGATGCTGATGTTCATGTCATCATTGATTTCCGCCAACTACACATGCCTCCTGAGACTGCTGAGAAGGCGGCGAAGACTGCTGGTGCTGCATGGAATTCTGAACACAAGGTTTCCATGATGGGACACAAGGTTGAGATAAATCTTCAAAACGTAACCGAGTCAAAACCACATGTTACTGGAATCTACTCATTGGTCAAAGACCAGTGGGTGAGACAACCATCCTATCAAAATCCTTCCGTTGACAAGGCATCAATTCAGACGGTGTATTCACAGATGAAGAAATTCATTGATACGGCAATTAGTGGTGGAGACCGTGAAGCTATGAAGCAGGCAAAGAAGTATCTTGATTCTTTTCGTCAGTATGGATTGGACACCCGTGGGGAACTCAGTGTTGAGAACATAGTTTTTAAGATTCTTCGTTCCCGTGGACTTATCAAGGGATTGAAAGATTCTATTACAGCGACCTATGATAAAGAGATGACCGTGGCAGAGGATATGTCCAAGGACGAACTTATCAGGAAGAGTATTCCAACTCTCAAGGATGATTCCATACGAATAACGGTTCAGAGAGATGATTCTTTTCCAGAGTCAAACTACGTTCAAGTGGATGATGGTGCAGATAAATTTTCAAGCAATCCAGAGCACATGAACAAGATGGGATTCCAAATGCCATCCTCAGAGGAAATTCTTGGAAAAATTCCACAGGGAAGATACACACTGGCAGATGTCCGAAAGGCACTTCAAAAACTTAACGAAGTAACTCAGAAAGACATCAAATCAAGATATCCTCTTCCTTCAGCATTGTATAAAGGAGACTCAAAACTTTCTATGATGACGCTTGATAATTTGAAGTCGATGCGTGAGAAAGCAACAAGGTCGTGGAAATTTGCCCAAACCCATGAAGACCCCGAAGGAGTTGAAAGAGCAATGTCGGATTTCATTTTATTTGATACGGAGATGAAGAAGCGAATGGCATACATAAACGCTCCTGTTCAAGAGGGATATGGTGCGGGCATTCCCGAAGAAGACCGATTGCACATACCCGGTGAAAGATGGAGAATCAAGAGTAAAGATGCTCCCAAAACTCCCAAGATGCCATCTGAAAGTTTGAACGAATCTGTCCACATGTTGATAGAAGAACTTTTGAATGAAAAAGATACTGAGATTAAGTCCAAGTTTGGACCTACAACCATATCACTTGTTGGTGGTGGACGAACCGCCACAGCGAGCACGGGTTGGGGTGATGTACCTAGTAAAAAACTGAGAACTTTCATCATTCCACAAAAGATTCATCCACCCCGCCCCCTTCCACTTAAAAAGGGAACTGAAGATTATGAGGATTCTAAAACATATACCACGGTAAAAATGTCCAAGCATGATTTTCAGATGAAAATTCTAAACTTGATACCCGCTCCATTTCCGAAAACTATGGATTACTATGTGACGAATTTGAAGTATTGGATAAAGGGGCATGTCCGAAGACCGCTCAAAATCTACTTCATGCACCTGAGATCTATCGTCGAAAAATCTTCGGGACAATTACAGAGAAATGAAGATGTAAATGCTAAACTTCTTTCAGAATCTCCTGTGATGAAGACGCTAAAGAAGAACAAGAAACCTCTTACTGATGAAGAGCGTCAATTGGTTATGTCGGCGGATGCTACGTGGCATCATGGTCCAAATGGAGAGAAAACTCCTGCTGTTTGGAAGTCGGAGGTTAAGGGTAAAATGTGGTATGTTTGTAATACCCACAGAGCAATGCAAGTAAAACCCACGATTAAAGGGGCAATCGCTGCATTCAAGTTTATCAAGACAACTGCATAATGATTACTCTGAAGTCATTGCTTTGTGAAGAAGTAAAGAAAATATCGCTTCAGACTGCGATTGACAGGAAGTTGTTTGGTCCAGTCTATCACGGCACCACGTCGAATAATCGTGAGAAGATTGACCAAGACGGGTTCAAGATTTTCGTTGGCAAGGAACGAAGTGGGAATGTTTCCAATGGATTTGAATTCAGCAATTACGACGGAGGAATTCCCGCTCCAATTCATATGCTTGGGTTTGGAATTTACTTTACGACTTCCAAAACTATTGCCAAGAAGTATTCCCACGGCACACTGGTAGGAAACAAGACCTATTTCATTGACGCCCCACATTTGGAAACAATCAATTTTGGGTCTCCCCGCACCATGATGAAATGGTGGATGGAAAATGGATATGACTACAAACCACATTATGATACAAACGACAAGAATGTGATGTTTGGTAGGGAAGACTTCAACATCATAAAGGATGAGAGACTTCGGGCAACCATCAATCTGACCAACCAACTCAAGGAAAAGTATGAGGCGGTGTGGTATAAGGGCAAGGGAATATCTCGTCTTCTGGATGGCGACCAAGTGTGTGTTTATGACCCAAACAACATCTATCAGATGGACAAGTCGCTGATTCAGCCGGGTGAGATTGGTAGTCGGGTTCGGGCAGCAATTGACATTGACCCCTACAATCGTGGGGAAATCGCAGTTCCCAAGGGAACGGTGGGTATAATAACTCACAAGGAACAACCCCACGAATCCCAAAAATGGGCAGAGGGTTCTACTTATGTATATCGGGTCAAGTTTGATAAGGGTGGGCATCAATACAACCTGCTGGATAAGCAGATTGAACCCTACGTGAGGAAATGAACTTTTCTCGTTTATTTCCTCTGGTGGACTATATTTATAACCAGAGACCGAGCACAATAAGGATTTAACCTATGGCAGACTTACTGACAAATAACGAGATGTTCTATACGATTTGGGAACCGAAGACGAAGAATCGTTTCCTGATGTATATTGACGGCATTCCGACCTACCTCATTCGCAAGACCGACAGACCAAAGTGGACACAGGAACGTAAGACTGTGGACTATATCAATCTGCAATGGTTTTACAAGGGTAAGACGGTATGGGATCAAATCACCATTGAGTTGTATGACCCCATTGTGCCAAGTGCTGCCCAAACAACTTTTGAGTGGTTTCGTCTCTCCCACGAATCAGTAACGGGTCGTGACGGATACCAAGATTTCTATAAAAAGGAAGTCACCATTGACGTGCTCGGTCCAGTAGGTGATAAGGTTGAAGAGTGGACGCTTAAAGGCGCATTCCCAACATCCTTTGACGGTGGTGAGTTGAACTGGACAGACATGGGTGATCCCGTGCTTGTCACTTTGCAGTTGTCTTACGACTACGCCATCTTGCAGTACTAAGAAATCCTTCGCTCTAAAACCCTCGCCTTCGGGTGGGGGTTTTTTGTTGTCACTTTCACTCCTACTAACGATATTTATAAACTAGCAAGGAACCTCTGTATATGAAGCAAGAACTTTTGGAATATCTAGTAAGACACTGCGTTCGTGAAGTATTGTCACAAGTGAATGAAGTTGATGAACCTACTCAAGGTGCCGCCGCCCCTCCTGAAGACGGACAAGGCACTGCCGACCAACCTGAGATTCCCAAAGACCCATCTCCAGCCGATGAAAAGCCATCAGAACCAGAAACTCCTCCACCATCCGCCGACCTCAGAGGGGTAGTTCTCGTAAATCCAAAAGACAAATCAAAGATTGAGAGAATTGCTATTCGTGCTACCGATGATGCGAGTATTGAACGTGAGCTTCACAGAACGGGTGCTCAAAGAGCAGGGTCAAAAGTCAAGGTTGCGCTGTCAACCGTTCGTATGGTCAAGGATGCCATGAAGAACCCAAACACAACAACTTATCTTTACCTCGGAAAATATGACCCAGCATCCGATGAAATTTTTCTCATGGCCGACAAGAGTTTGCAGGTTGCAAAAGATTCTTCTGTCTCTCCAGCTGAATTGACAGGAACCCCGGTTTCTACTCTTCCTCCACAAGACTTCAATCCTTCAACCGCCAGTGCCCAAGATTTTGGAAAGCGCATGGCAGCTCAAGGTCAAGCATCTCCTGCATATGGCATTGATGAAAAGTTTCAGAAAATGATCAAGCAGGCAGTAAACGAAATTTTGGATAAGAAGTAAGATGAAACAATCCCAGCTTCAAGAACTCATTCGGCACATTACTCGTTCAGTGTTGAAGGAGTTTACTTCCATGTCTTCTACCAGCAGCACAAGCACTTCAGATGTTGACCCAACACTAGACCCAAGTGCTCCTCCTGTGGACGCCATGTCTTCGGCAGAGAAGGCAAAGATGGATAGAGACAAGGAGCACGAGCGTCAACAAAAAATAAAGCAAAAGCAGGTTGAGTTGGATGCTAAGAAAAAAGAGATGGAATTCAATAAGAAGAAGTTGGACCAACAGAAACGCTTTGATGTTCCAAATGCTACCAAAGACCTACAACGTCTCAAGGGCGCACGAATATAATAATTCAAAAGTTTCATTTGTTTCCTATGTATTTGCACAGGTAACAATCATATAACAGTTATGCCAGAAGACCAAATCATTCCTATTACACGCCCGGGCGCAGGTCCAAGCGTGGCAAATCCGTCTCCACTTCCACAAAAAGCGGAGAGTAAATTTCCAACCGAAGTTATTCACTTGCCAAGCAAGGGATGGTTTTATCCAACCGACAATCCACTTGCATCTGGCACGCTTGAACTCAAGCAGATGACCGCCAAGGAAGAAGACATTCTTACCTCCAAGAACCTTATCACGAAGAACATCGTGCTTGACAAACTTTTGGAATCGGTAGTCATTGACAAATCAATCAATCTTGATGAAATGTTGACTTGTGACCGCAATGCAGCGTTTTTTGCAATTCGTCGTTTGGCATATGGCGATGCTTATGATGCAGTTCTTTCATGTGGTCGTTGTGGTAAGGAGAACTCCGTCTCCATCGATCTAGGAAAGATGGATGGTCGCCCGTTTGATTTTGAAGCATACCCAAAGGGACAGAACTCATTCCAATTCAAACTCCCAACATCTGGCGTCACGCTGTCGTTTAAGATTCTGAGCAAAAAGGATGAGACTGCTATTGAGCAAGAACTCAAGGGTATGGAAAAGATTTCCAAGGACTTCACCCGTGAGGTTACGACTCGTCTGAGTCATCTTATTATTGCCGTTGATGGTAATAGCGAGAAGGTCCGAATCCGAAAATTTGTAAATGATGAACTGTTGTCAAAAGACAGTTTGGCATTCCGCAAGCATATCCGTGATACGCTTCCCGACATTGACTCCTCTTTTGACTTCTCTTGCATCCATTGCGGACTTGAGCGGAAGGAGGAAACACCTATGGGTGTGGGCTTTTTTTGGCCTAACGGATAACTACAAAATCCAGCTCCATGAGTTGATATTCGATCTTGCCCATTACGGCAACATTGAATACTTCGCTGTGTACGAAATGCCGGTGCAATACCGAACATTTTACGTTCGCAAATTGGTGAACCTAAAAGAGAAGGAAAAGAGTCACTACGAATCTGCCAAGGGCAAGAATGATGCTCAACCCCAGCAGATGGCAAAAGGTCCGGCAATCAACCGTTAATTGCCGTACTTCCAGAACAGATTCAAAAGGATGAGTGCCGACCATGCAGCAATGCTGATGACCCACAGTCCGATGCGAATAGGCAGCATCTTACGTGCGATGTCGGGCATTCTCGACATTCTGACATACGACCCATCTGGATCCCGCATTAAACGGTCTTCAATGAAGTTCCCGAAAATGGGTGCGAACAGGCATCCTACGAACATCCCAAGCAACATAACGCCGCCGATAGTCCCCAATACCCGCTTCACCACATCTGCCCAGCTCTCAACTGGTACAATCGGTTCGATAATTTCATTCATGGGGTCACTATACGCCATTTTTTTAATTTGTCAAGGGGTAAAATCCATCTAGCACCATATTTATAGACGTGGATTCATGACTTATGCCAGACCCAATTCAACAAACTCCGTCAAGTGACTTGCTCGCCCGTGCGAGGGAATACCGAAACATCCAAGAGGAGGTTGGGGAACTCTTTGCCAAACAGAACAAATCCATCCACGAAATTATCGGTCTCGAAAGAAGTCTTGACAAGGGTTTGATGGCGAGAATTAAGCGGCAGCGTGAACTAACCGACACTATAAAAAAGAGTAAGGAATCTTTACTCATTGCCGAAAAGGCTACCGCACTGGCGGTTGGTGGGGTTGATAAAAAGAACGCCAAGAACATAGAGGATTCTATCAGAAAAGAATTGGCAGGACTCAATGCTGAGTTTGATCTTATTTCTAAGATCAACAAACAGGCAATGATACCTTGGATATACTTTTTGAGCCAAGCATGGAATCTGTTTCAATCAATGGATAAGGCCGCAGAGTCTTTCCGAATGAAGATGGGAGCGGTGCGTGATAACGTAAAAAACATACGTGTCATGGCTGAAAAACTTGCAGTCAACTTCATGCATGTCGGCGTTACCATAGATGGAGTTTACAATTCGGTTCTTGCATTGGGCAAGGAAATGGGAAGTGTTCATCTTGCATCTGAGAGTCTTGTAAAAACAACCGCACTTCTAAAAGCACAATTAGGAGTAGCAGAAGAAGATAGCGCAGGATTCTTCAGGAATATGGCAGCGGTTTCCAAGAGCACTATGCAGGCGCAGGAAAACATGGCGTATATTGCTCAAGATATGGCAGCTGCCGCTGGGGTTCCACTTCCTGATATTATGCGTGACATCGCCAAGATGTCAGGTGTAACTCTAACAATGGTGTCACGAGTTCCAAATCAAATACTTCGTGCTTCAATCGAAGCAAGGAGAATGAACACAAGTCTTGGCGAAATGGCTAAGAGTGGACGAGAAATCTTAAACTTCTCGGACAACATCAATGCCGAAATGGAAGCATCGGTCTTACTCGGACGTTCCATAAATTTACAACGTGCTCGTCAATTAGCATACAATCGTGACCTTGTAGGTTCTACAAAAGAAATTCTACGTATCACTCGTAACATCAATTTTGAAAATCTGGACGTGTTCCAACAAGAGGCATTTGCTCGTGCCACGGGTAAGAGTGTAGAAGAATTGCTCAAGATGGTCCAAGCAGAGAAGCAGTGGGATGCAGCTAGACGTTCCTCAGACCCAAAGATTAAGGCGCAGATTGAAGCATATGATAAGTTGTTGAAGATGAACGAAACTCAATCCAAAGACCGTGCCAAAGATATTGGATTGATGGTTCAGCAACAAGCAAATCAACAACGCTTAACGGCAATTACGAATAAATGGAATGAAGTAGTTGCTCAAGCAGCATCGGTATTTCTCCCGGTTATTGATGCTCTTCTATCAATTGTTCCGATGGCTATTGATGTGGGAAGAAGTTTTTTTGGAATCTATGCCATAACTGTATCCATTGCAAAAGCATTCCAAGGTGTAGGACTTGCCTTGGCGACATGGACAGAGGGGTTTTCAAAAGTATCTGGATTCTTCCTCAAAATTGCGGGGATTGGTGAGACCTTATTGGGATGGGTTGGAAAGTTTCTATCTCCACTTCTCAAAGTTGGAGGTATTATCGGATCGTGGATAGGACCACTCGCCAAGTTCATAAGTCCATTCCTCAAAATTCTCGGACCAATTGGTTGGATTATAACGGCGTTCCAAGGTATCTATGGAGCAATTAGTGGATGGAACTCTGTCACTGGTTCGTTTGCGGACAAGTTAAAGGGTGCAGTCATGGGTGCCCTCAGAGCAATCATTCCCGGATTTGATTGGATAGTTGAGAAGGTAAAATGGTTGTGGGGATATGTCGGACCTATTGCCACATTCCTGTGGAAGTGGACCACTCCAATAGGACTGATTGTTCAGGCTTTCAAGTATCTTAAAGATATAGTTCCACAAATTGGAACCGCACTTGTGGAAACATTTAATAAGGCATGGACCGGAATTAAGAAATGGCTTGGATTCTCTCCATCCGAACTTGGTCTTAGCATACTAAAAGGAATTGTCTCGGTTGGAGCGATGATGTATGATGCATTGACTGCACCGTTTCGCAAAGGAATGGCGTGGATTGCAGATAAAATTCCCGGTATGGGAAAGGTTGCAGAAAAACTTCGTGGTGGTGTTAGTGGACTTTTGAACAAACCAGTTGAAGCGAAAATTGCGGCGGCATATGTTCCGGCAGTCACGGTCACTCCCACAGGAACCACTGTAGCAGGTGCTACCACAAATAAGAC